AAAGTGAAACCGTTTAGACAACGAGGCAAGTAAGATGGCGATATCTCGGTCCAACATGGGTCAACAAATTGAGAAACCGGGCAAGGTTCGCACGGTTATGGAAGAGTTTAAGGAAGGCAAACTTCATTCGGGCAGCAAGAAGGGGCCTGTGGTTAAAGATCGTAAGCAAGCAATTGCCATTGCGTTATCTGAGGCGGGCATGAGCAAGCCGAAGAAGAACATGGCAAGAGGCGGCGGTATCGATGGATGTGCGATGCGAGGGAGGACACGGGCATGAAAGGTCGAGATCCCTTGATGGTGATTGCCATTGGTGTTGAGGAAGAGAAACGCAAAGGAATGGAGGATGATATGAAGAACATGATGCGTAAGGGCGGCATGTCCTATGCTGAAGGTGGAAGCCTCAAGATGGTCGATAAGGGCGGCGAGAAGGTCCCGTTCTTTGCGGCAGATGGTAAAGGCAAAATGATGGGTGGTGGCATGACCTACAAAAAAGGGGGCATGTCTTACGCCGAAGGCGGTTCCACCGGTCGTGGCATTGATGGTTGCGCCATGCGCGGTAAGACCAAGGGCCGGATGGTCTAATGACCACCAGCGGTGTAGCAACTTTCAACCCTGAGTTTCGGGAACTCGTTGAAGAGGCTTTCGAACGGGCAGGTATGGAGTTGCGTACCGGTTATGATCTCCAGACTGCCCGCCGGTCCATGAACTTCATGGCCCTCGAATGGCAGAACCGGGGCATCAATCTCTGGACGGTGGAACAAGGTTCTCAGGTACTGACTCCCGGAACCTTCACCTACACCATGCCCGCTGACACCATCGATCTATTGGAGCATCAACTCAGAACTTATTCTGGGAATGTCTCCAGCCAAACGGATTACACCCTGTCCCGGATTTCGGTATCGGACTATGCCCAATTGAGCAACAAGCTCACCCAAGGGATGCCGCTACAGATTTATGTGGATCGACAGAGAGCCGCTCCGGTGGTGTATCTGTGGCCGGTTCCTGACAACACCCAGACCTATACCCTCGTCTATTGGAAGATGCGGCGTATTCAGGATGTGGGGAATGGCGGTTCCAATACCATCGATATCCCTGCACGATTCTTACCCTGCTTAGTTTCTGGACTCGCCTACTACATTGCGATGAAGCGTCCTGAAGCCGCAGATCGGGTGGGTCTACTCAAGCAAGAATATGAGATCCAATGGGATCTGGCGGCAGGTGAGGATCGGGAAAAAGCCTCCGTACGATTCGTGCCTATGCATGGCTATATTGGCAGGAACGTCTAATGGGCAAACCGTTTGCCAGTGGTAAACATGCATTTGGATTCTGCGACCGGTGTGGTCAGCGGTACGATCTGCATGATTTAAACGAGCAGTATGAGAACCTGCTCCCCATTGGTATTCGGGTGTGTTTTGAATGCATGGATGTGGACCACCCGCAGTTGCAGTTAGGTCGCATCCCTATGGATGATCCGCAGGCGCTTCGCAATGCCCGCCCCGATAACACCTTCTTTGCCCCCGGTAACCAAGGCGCAGGTGGTAGCCGGATGTTCCAGTATGGATGGAATCCGATTGGCGGGGCTGAAGGCTATGACACGGATCTCACCCCGAATGATTTGATCTCCACTGGGTTCGTCGGAACTGTGACGGTCGCTGTGACATGAACTACACCCAACTCGTCGATCTGGTTAAACAGTACACGCAGAACGAAGAAACTTCGTTTGTTGCGAACATCCCCAATTTCGTTCAACTGGCAGAAGAGCGGATCTATAACGCTGTCTTCATCCCCGCGATTCGAAAGAACCAGATCGGCACCCTGACCCCTAGCAACAAGTATCTGACTGTTCCGGCAGATTGGCTGGCGAACTTTTCGCTGGCGGTGATTGATCCGGTTACAAACGCTCAGACCTTTCTTCTCGACAAGGATGTCAACTTTATTCGGGAATGCTATCCGGACCCTGATGATGTGGGTGTTCCGAAGTACTATGCCATCTTCGACCAAAACACTTTCATCTTAGGGCCAACCCCTGATAGCAACTACCAAGTCGAACTGCATTACTACTATTACCCAGAAAGCATTGTGACGGCGAGTACCTCTTGGCTCGGCGATAACTTCGAGACCGTACTTCTTTACGGAACCCTGCGCGAAGCCTATCTCTACATGAAGGGTGAAGCAGACATGGTTCAGTACTATGAGCAGAAGTACCAAGAGTCCTTGGCTCTCCTGAAACGCCTTGGCGAAGGCAAGGATCGTCAGGATGCATTCCGGAATGGTCTTAACAGGATTCCGGTCACATGATTTTCCAGACGCTCACCACCAGCTTCAAAGAGCAGATCTTGAAAGGGGAACACGATCTCCTGACAGATACGCTTCAGTTGGCGTTGTACTACAGCACGGCTGATTTAAACGAGGATACCCTCGCGTATACCACCGATCAGGAAGTTGTCGGCGGAGGCTATACCGCAGGCGGGGTTGTGTTAACCGGTGTCACCTTGAACAAATCGGGAGGCACGGTGTACGTCAACTTCGACAATGCCGTTTGGAATCCGGCTAGTTTCACGGCGGCTGGCGGTTTGATTTACAACGCCAGTAAGTCCAACAAGTCCATCGCAGTTTTGAGTTTTGGCAATGACAAGATTGCCACGAACTCTTTCACGGTGCAGATGCCTGCAAATACTTCAACCTCAGCGTTACTTAGGTTTAATTAGGAGAATCAACGATGCTAATCAATAAGGCAAAGTCCGTTGATGCCGTTGGTGCGAATGTCCAGAAAGGCAACGGCACCCGTGACGGTCTCAAGGGCGGCGGTATTTTCACGGTACGTTGCCATGACAAAGATGGCAACCTCAAGTGGGAACAGAAGTCCAAGAACCTTGTGGTGAATGTGGGCTTGGCCTACATGAACGAGAGCTTCTTCAAAGGCTCAGGTTACACCGCTGCATGGTATGTGGGTATCTACGGTCCTGCTTCGACCAACAACCCGTCTTCGGCTGACACGATGGCCTCCCATGCGGGATGGACGGAAGTCACGGCATATACCAATGCCACTCGCCCTGCGGCGACATTCGGCGCAGCCACCACAGCAGATCCTTCGGTGATTGCGAACTCTGCGGCAGTCGCTCAGTTCTTGATCAACGCCTCTGCGAATGTGGGTGGCGCGTTTTTAACGACAGGTGACTTGCCGGGTGGCACCTCGGGTGTGTTGTTTTCGGCGTCAGACTTTGCAGCTCCCGGTGATCGCGTGGTTCAGAACGGCGACGTTCTGTCTGTGACCTACACCTTCAGCCTTGACGCAGCGTAAGGAGAATTCAGATGGCAGCGAAATTTAAACAAGGCGATGTGGTGAAGTTGGCATCGGTGATCCCGCAAGGCCCGGTGGAGAAGTTCAAGATGCTGGACGACGGAACCATTCTCTGCCTCATTAGCTGGGTGGATGCGGATGGCAACTCACAGCACCGTTGGTTTGCTGAGGATCAGTTAGAGAAGGTCTAATGGAAGGCGGCTTTGGATCAGGCACATGGGGACAAGCTGGATGGGGGATGTCGGTCTATGACCGCTCCGCTGCTGAATCCGCTGTTGCTGATGACCTGACCGCCGCCGGAAATAACTTCGCCACGGCTGTATCTGAGACTGCAGTTCCTGATGATGCCGTCATCGTTGGGGCAAGTGTTTGGCAGGTTTATGCGAATGAATCTGCAACGGCTTCAGACGAAACGGCTTCTGTGGTGGTGTTCGGTGGCTCAGTTTCTGAGACGGCAACAGGCTCGGATGAAGTTCTGGCAAATGCGAACTTTGCTTCGGCGGTGTCGGAACAGGCTCAAAGCTCAGATGCCGTGGCAGCGGCTCAGGACTTCAACGCCCAGATCCTTGAGGTTGCCAATCCGTTAGATGCCGTAGCCGCAGGCCAAGAGTTTGATTCGGACATTGCTGAGACGGCGACCGGTAGTGATGCTTCGTCCTCAGTGTTTTTGTTCCCCACCGCTGTTGATGAAACGGTCAACGCGCAAGATACGACCGCATCCAACACCGCATACGGGGCAAGTGTCTCTGAGTCTGTAACCGGCTCGGATAACAACAAAGCCTTGGTCAACTTCAAGGTCATGATCGATGAGATCGTGGCAGCGGCAGATCAGGATGCAGTTGCAGGACAGAACTTCAACGCACAGATCCTTGAGATGGTGTCGGGACTGGACACTTTCTCTGCGGCATACCTTTGGAATCCAGTCGATGACAACCAAACCCCCAACTGGCAGAATTTAAACGATGCTCAGACGCCCGGTTGGACTGATGTAACAGATGCTCAGAGTCCCAATTGGACTGAGATACAGACCGTAAATTAGGAGTATGAACCGTGGCAAGTAGCTACTCTCAGAATTTGGCAATCGAACTCATTGGTACTGGCGATCAAGCCGGTACATGGGGTGTCACCACCAACACTAACTTGGGAACGCTCATTGAGCAGGCCATCTCGGGTTATGTGACCCAAGCGGTTGCGACGGGTACTGACACAACCATCACCATCCCGAACGGCGCCACAGGTGTGGCCCGTAACATGTACATTGAACTCACGGGAACGGGTGGTGCCAGCACAAACCTGATCGTGCCTTCTAACAAGAAGCTGTACTTCATCTTCAACAACACGGCTTCAGGTCAGGTTACGGTTAAAGTCTCGGGCCAGACCGGTGTATCGGTTCCCAACGGAGCCAAGATGATTCTGGTCAGCAATGGCACGGACATTGTGGATGCGACGAACTATGTGGGGAATATCAGCGCAGCAAGCGGCAACATCACCGTCCTGACTTCTGCTTCGGCAACCATCACCAACCTTATTGCCACGACCGCTTCTGTGTCGGACCTCTCTGCCACCGTTACTCGGTCGGCCTCCGCCACCATCACCAATCTAATTGCTACCAACGACGCTCTCATCTCCGGCCTCACTGTCGGCAAAGGCGCAGGGTCGGTGTCTACGAACACGGCGGTGGGTGTTAGTGCTATCGCGGCAACTGCAACCGGAATAAGAAACACCGGAGTGGGTTATCAATCATTAAAGGCTGTTACTTCTGGCAATGGAAATACCGCAGTTGGTTTTAACACCCTTCAGGCAGTAACGACCGGAGCCGGAAATGCAGCGGTTGGAGAAAGCGCATTAGAAATTACAACAGGTTCTTTCAATGTTGGTTTTGGTAAAGACGCACTAGCATCAAATACTTCTGGCGCAAATAATTCTGCTATTGGATATCAGGCTCTTGCCTTTAACACCACCGCTGCCAACAACGTAGCTGTAGGCTATCAGTCCCTTTACGCTAACACTACTGGCGCACAAAACGTAGCGATTGGTAATTTGACTTTAGACGCCAACACCACTGCCAGCAATAGCACCGCAGTGGGCCACGCAGCATTGTCCTCTAATACCACAGGCGCTAATAACGTCGCTGTTGGAAGAGACGCTCTTTTAGCCAACACCACCGCCTCCAACAATACGGCTGTGGGATATCAGGCGCTTTATGCAAATACTACTGGCGCACAAAACGTAGCGATTGGCGAAAATGCTGGGCGTTCAATAACAACTAATAGCTACAGCACATATATCGGAACAGCAACGGGCTATAACTCTACAGGCGGCGGTAATACTTTTGTTGGTACATTAGGGTCAACCGGCGGCGCTGGATGTGGTTATTACATGACCACAGGCGCAAACAATACAATAATTGGCGGGTTTACCGGCAACCAAGACGGCTTGGACATCCGCACTTCCAGCAACAACATCGTGCTGTCGGATGGAGATGGGGAGGCAAGGGCTTTTTATGACGATGCGCGTAATAACTGGGGCATTACTGGGGACGAGATTGGCGTAGCGCGGCTTGAGGCGCGAGGGGCAATCGCCGTCGCCGACGATGCAACTGTTGTCATAACAGACTCTGAATGCGGGGCTTGCCTTGTTCACGTTTACGACCAAGATGTAGGTGAGGGTGCCGTTTATTTTGCTAATTTTGTTGGCGGGACATCCGTAATTGTTGGGGAAACTGCTGCTAATTTTGCAACGAGCGACACAGACAACAAATATTGCCTTTATAAATCAAGCGGCGTCCACACTTTAACATTTAAGAACAGAATCGGAGCAACCCGAAACTTTGCAATTATGGTCTTCGGCGCACAAGCGGCTAGAGCATAAGGAGAAACCATGGAATACCAAATCAAAAACTTTGAAACCTATGACGGCGAGAAGCTGGTGGGCTTTTTCGTAAAGCACAACGGCAGAACCTTTGCCATTGATAAGCGGGTGCCTATCGCAAGCGGCAAAACGGATGAGCAATACGTCCAAGAAGCCTTTGCCTTGGCTCAGCCCGAGATTGACGAATGGGCGGCGGCTGCATCCGTAGTCGGTCGCAAGTTCAACCCTGCCACTGGCTCTTTTGAGTGAGGATAACGATGGACGAACTCACCCCCGAACAAATCGCCAAGCACTACAGCGCCGCGATGGACAGCGTGAATCTTTTGAACGCAGGCAAGCCCGAAAGGATGTCCGATGAGGACTGGGCCGATTGCGTGAAGCGCAACAAAGACCACTTGGAAATCATGCTGGCGAAGGACTTTTGGACGGACGAAGACTTGAAGCCGCTACAGGATGCGGTGAAGTAAACCGTGACTGTCGAAACGAAAGACCTGCGGCTCATTAAGAACGACTACGGTCACAAGATCAAAGCCGTGGAGTCGCGGGTCTATCGTTTGGAACAACGGGTGGGATGGGTAGAAAAGTTACTGTGGTTATCGGCAGGAGCCGTGATTAGTTGGTTAGTGACATGGCTGATTCGGAGTCTTTGAAATGGAAGACGGACAGATTCTCTTCAACATCGTGGTCGGTGTAGCCGGTATGTTTGGCGGGTGGATATTGAACAACATCTCCCGATCCATTGAACGGTTGGATAAAGATGTCCGTGCGATGCCTTTGACCTATGTGACCCGTGCCGATTACCGCGCTGACATTGACGAAATCAAAGCTATGTTGATGAGAATCAACGACAAGCTAGATGACAAAGAGGACAAGAAATGATTCAAACCCTCATTGGCCCCATTACGGCGTTGTTAGATAAATTTATTGAGGATAAGGATCAGAAGGCGAAGCTCGCGCATGAACTCGCCACGATGTCAGAGCGACACGCCCAAGAGATTGCCAAGGGTCAGATTGAAGTCAACAAAGCGGAAGCAAGCAACCGTAGTCCGTTCGTAGCAGGGTGGCGTCCGTTCATAGGCTGGACTTGCGGCGTGGCCTTGGCGTGGCATTTTGTTTTGTATCCTGTGGTGTCTTTTTTGGTCATCCTGAGTGGCGAAGTCCTTCCGCCCCTGCCGGTCTTTGATATGGATAGCCTGATGACGATTCTGCTGGGTATGTTGGGCTTGGGTGGTCTTCGCACCTTTGAGAAGTTCAAAGGGGTGTCGAAATGATCGATTGGTCGCTTTATAAAAATTTTAGTAAAGCCGAGTTCGACTGCACCCATTGTGGTGCCAACCAGATGACCCCTGCGTTCATGGCGAAGTTGCAGGCACTGCGGATGGCGTATGGCAAACCGATGAGAATCACCAGTGGGTTCCGTTGCGCGCAGCATCCGATTGAAGCGAAGAAACTCAAACCCGGCGCACATTCATCAGGCTGTGCTTGCGATGTCGCGGTAGATGGGCAACAAGCGTATGAACTCATGAAACATGCCTTTGCCTTGGGCTTCACGGGTATTGGTGTGAACCAGAAAACGTCAGGCAGGTTTATCCATTTGGATACATTGGAAGAAGCCCCTCGCCCGAATGTTTGGTCCTATTAGCCGGGAGACGCTATGCCGCTTTCCAAACTCATGCTCAGACCCGGCGTTAACCGAGAGTCCACCGACTACGCCAACGAAGGCGGATTCTTCGTATCGGAGAAGGTGAGGTTCCGTGGTGGGTATGCCCAGAAGATCGGCGGCTGGCAGAACATCACTTCCAACGGCAATACCTTTGATGGTGTCTGCCGCTACATGTGGAACTATGTCACCCTGCTTTCGCAGAATCTGCTGGCCTTAGCTACCAATCAAAAACTCTATGTCGAACTCGGCGGTGTTTACCATGACATCACCCCGGTTCGAACTACCGTTACACTCGGAACTGATCCGATTGCTACCACAGACGGTAGCAGACTCGTCACCATCACAGCGACCGCCCATGGCGCTACGCTCAATACCTACATCAGCATCTCCGGTGCAACCGCAGTAGGCGGTATTACCCTCTCTGGCGAATACGAAATTGTAGGGATTCCCTCGGACAACACCTACACCATCATTGCTTCATCTGCTGCAACCTCTACTGCAACAGGCGGTGGATCTGCGGTAGTGGTGACGTACTACATCAACTCCGGTCCCGCTGTAGCGACCTCAGCCATTGGTTGGGGGAACAGCCCATGGGGATTTGGAGGATGGGGTTCGAGCATTCCGGTAGGGTTGCCCATGAGACTGTGGTCTATCGTGAACTATGGCGATGACCTGCTCTTCGCGGAACGGGATGGAGATATTTATTACTGGACCGATGACACCACCTCATGGTCCCGTGCGGTCACATTGACAGAAAAGATCAATACGGTTCCCAAGGTTGCCACCACTGCCACTTTTGCATCAGGCGTTACAACCATTGTGGTCGCGGATGCAACAGGCATTAACACAGGCTCTGTGATCGCCGGTAGCGGCATTCCATCAGGAGCCTATGTCACTACCGCATGGACGGGTACAACGTCCCTTACGCTGTCTGCGGCGACTGTAGGCTCTGGAACAGTGGCGGTTACGGCTTCGTATTCTGGACTACAGGCTCCCGATAGAACCTTGTTGATTAACTCTTCACCCATTCGAGATTTCTTCATTTGCTTTGGCTCAAAGCCTTACAACCCCTTTGACTTTGCTTCGATCTTCGATCCGCTTTTGATTCGCTGGTCAGACCAAGAGAACCCTTATGAATGGGTTCCGGAACTCACCAACCAGTCTGGCGAACAACGTATTACCAACGGGTCCATGATCATGGCGGCGGTCTCTACCCGTCAGGAGATTGTGGTGTTGACGGATACCGCCATTTACTCGATGCAGTATGTGGGTCCCCCGTTTGTTTGGAACATTAACCTCCTCGACCAAGACATCTCTGTAGCCTCCCAGAACTCAGTTATTGCTGTGAATAACTCTGTGTATTGGATGGGGACAGATAAGTTCTTCATCTACAACGGGCGTGTCGATACGCTCCCCTGCACCTTACGTCAGCATGTCTTCAGCACCCTGAATCGATCTCAGATTTCGCAGGTAATGTGTGGAATCAACGAGGCATTCAGCGAAGTTTGGTGGTTCTACCCCGGACTTAATAGTCAAGTGAATAGCCTCTATGTAGCATTCAATTACCAAGATGGCACTTGGCACTATGGAAGTTTAAACAGAACATCTTTTGTGCAGCAGACACTCAGGGATTTCCCGATGCTGGCAATCAGCATTCAAGAGTCGTATTTGGCGGCGGATATCAGTGCCACCGAAACCACAATTTCGTTGCTCAATGCTTCGACGTTCCCGATCTTCGGAACCATCATCATTGGGAGCGAAGAGATTACTTACACAGGCGTCAGTGGTAACTCTTTGACGGGCTGTGTTCGAGGTGTGAACTCTACGACCGCAGCCTCTCACAGCATCTATTCTTCTGTAACCATGAATGCACCCAATCAAGTGGCCTTCCATGAGATTGGCTGGGATGATGTTTCCACTGGGGTTCCGCAACCAATTACTGCATTTATTCAGACTTCGGACTTTGACATCGCGGATGGTGATCAGTTTAGTTTTGTCTCTCGAATCATTCCGGACGTTAAGTTCTTGGGGTCAAGCACCAATACCCCAGCGGTAACTTTGAGTCTTTTCCCGCACAACTATCCCGGTGCCGCATACGGAACTGCGGATGTCGAGACAGTGCAGGCGACTTCGGTGTTGCCGATAGAGCGATATACCGAGCAGGTCTATACCCGCATCCGAGGTAGGCAGTTAGCTCTTCGGGTGACCTCATCTGATTTAGGTGTGGCATGGCAGATGGGTGCGATGCGTTTAGACATTAGACCAGACGGGAGACGCTGATGGGAGTGGTTTTTGGCGTTGCTCCTCCGAACCTTCCAGTCGCCCCACCCAATTACGAAAGGCGATATCAGGATCAATTTGCCAACACCTTGCGGCTGTTCTTTAACAGCATCACGAACGAACTGAATTCACCCATTCCTCATGCCTCGTACTACGACACCACCACCCAAACTAATCCGGTAGCCGACACTGTTAATCTGTTTACCTATAACTCAGTGACCTCTGAGTTTCAGATTGAACGGGGCAAGCCAACCTCTAAAATCTATCTTGCCAACGCTGGGCTGTATAACTTTCAGTTCTCGGTTCAGCTAGATAAAACAGCAGGTGGCAAGGCAAGTATTTTCATATGGCCTCGCATTAACGGAGTCAATGTTCCAGACAGCACAACGAAGGTAGTCATCCAAGGTTCCACAGATGAAGTGGTGGCTGCGTGGAACTTTCTTCTTGTCGTGCAGGCCGGGGACTATTTTGAATTGGCATGGCAGTCCAACGACACTGATCTCATCATCTTGGCCCAAGCGCCTGCCAGTAATTATCCCGGTATTCCTTCCATCATCTTGACCGTCAACTGGATCTCTAACTACGAGGCGGGATCTATATGATGACTTGTCAACCCTTTATCTCATTGAAATTTAAACGCTGTTATCCCAGAATCCATAGAGCCGTGGCTCCCCGGAGTGACCATGAATAACCCGCCATATCAAGGAGTCGCAAACCAACTTGCCCAGTACGGGCGCTTCGGTGACTCACAGCTTGTACACATGAACCCGATTGAGGTTCAGATGCTGTCCCGTTTGTCACCGACCGGGCAGTTAACTCGCAACCCCCAGACCGGACAACCCGAAGCCTTCCTGCCTTTCCTCGCCCCCCTATTGGGATCGTTCCTTGGGACATCCCTTTTGACAGGCGCAGGCGCTGGTGTTCTTGGCGCAGCCGGACTGAGTTCCGCCGCAGCCGGGGCAATCGGATCAGGTCTCGCTACTGCCGCCGCTACAGGTGATTTGGAGCAGGGCATTCTGTCAGGCATCACCGGATTCGGACTAGGTCAGGCATTTGGTGCAGCAGGCGATGCGCTGTCTAAGACTGGCGCTAACGCTGCCACTGAAGCTGCGACTCAAGGCGTCACCGATGCGGCCACTCAAGCAGCCCAAACAATTACTCCTACCGGTGTTGGAGACATCTCATTAACAACTGGGATGGGAGCAGGCCCAAGCATGGGGCCTATGGCAACGGCTCCAATGGAAAGTTTCCTTCCCATGTCTGATCGGTTGGACCTGCTCAGTCAGGGGCTACAGGCTCCTTTATCTTCTACAGGAACGACCGCAGCCGCAGCGCCTACTGCTAGAGATCTCACTGTCGGTCAACGCCTTTCCGCTCCCTTCCAAGAACCCGGCGCTTTCTTGGGCCAACTTACGTCCCCCGGAACTTTCCTTCCTGCTTATGTGGGAGAAACAGGCCGCATGGCCCGTGAAATGGAACAGGCCGGTCGTGGCAGCATGAGGGACTACCAAGAACAGCAGGACGCCGAGAGACGTAAGACACTAGCCCAAATGAGCAATGTGTTTAACCAAGTTCGCTCTGCCTATCCCAACATTGGCTATGCCCGAGGCGGTCAAGTCGAAGGGTATTTCAACGGCGGCGATATCGAGAACCAGCTTCGCAATGCATTGAACCAAGGCGGCTATAACGCGATGCCTGATGCGGAGAATGTTCAGTTAGCTCTGCGTGGGGCAGAGTATGTTCCGCCCCCAGCAGCGTCTTATGCCGCATTAGATGTGGGTGGAGAAGGGTACTTGCCGGGTATCTCGGGTGAATTCCAGTATTTCCGAGAACCAACTCCGCCTCCTCCCGCTGCCGTAGACCCCGGTACATTGCCCGGTGGTGGTGACATTGTAGGTGGTGGCTACTTCGATCCCAACTTTGATTTCGAAGGCTTCCTTAATCAACGTGGCGGATATCGTAACTACATGGATCTTTTTGGCGGTGGCGCAGGTATGCCCCCGACCCAAGAAGGACAAGTAGATTTCATCAGCCCCTCGATGGAGCGTGATGTCTTTGCGGGTGGCACCCCCAACTTCGATGAACGCACTGGCACCTACATTCCCGGCGGAATGCCGGGGATGGACTTTGGGAACCTTGAGGAGTTCTTGAGTCAGTACTCTCCGGATGCCGCGCAACCTGCACCTACATCCCCCGGAACACCGACACCTCTCCCGCCCTCTATGGAAACAATGCCTGATTTCTCAGGGGTTGATCTGTCGATGTTTGGGCCGGGATTCAATCCGAGCATGATGGGTGGAATATCTCCCGCTTTACCGCCCACCGTCCAGCCTGAGCCAACCCGTCCGCCAGTCAATCCACTGTCTGCTCGAAGAGCGGAAGGGTTTGAGGATTTGCCGTCTAACCAGCCCACTTTAGATTTATTGCGGGAAACCTTTGACAGGATGTCTACTCAGCCTCCCCCGCCTCAAATGCCTGCACCGCAGATTCCTCCGGGCATGGGCAGAATTGAAGATTCTTTCGTCGCTCGCCCATTACCTGAACCGGTACCCCCGGGTTTCAATGATAACTTTGCAGAGTTGATTGCTACGCCGCAGATGCCTTCCGGTGGCATTGCAGACTTGGTGGCATCGCGTCAGATGAATGCTCCGATGCCATCACGCGCTGAACTCTCACCATCCATTGATCGTGAAATGGCGCAGCCTGCATTCGACTACGAAGAATTTCTTGCTGAAATGCGCGGGATGCCAAGCGGGCGATTTGGTTTTGCCGAAGGTGGCATGACCCCGATGGAAGGCGACATGAACCCGATGCAATCGGACATGGCTCCTCAAGATGAACTTGTCATGATGACGGTCGCAGCCATTCGCGGTGAAATCGAAAACGCCGATGAAATCATCAGTGCCTTTGTGGATCAGTATGGCTCCGAAGCATTCATGCAACTGCGTGAGCAAGTGCTTCAAGACATCGTTCCCAACGCACAGACCGAGGGTATGGTCGAAGGCATGGGCGGCGGACAAGACGATATGGTCGAGGGAATGATTGGTTCCCAACGTCCTGTAGCGGTATCGCCCGGTGAATACATCATCCCAGCCGATGCGGTAGCTTTGGCAGGCGGCGGCTACTCGGGAGATGGCGCTAAGTTCTTCGATGGTTTAGTGGATGACATCCGACAAAGAACCATGGGGACCACGGAACAGGTTCGTCCCTATCAAGGGAGGGGAATGTAATGTCAGCGGGCGGCTCGTTTAACCCGCCTCAAGCAAGTGGTGGCACTGGGAACAGTCCACTCACTTCCGATCAACCCTCAGAACCTGTAATGAGGACCGCTGATTTTCAAGATTCCAATAACAATGGTATCGATGATCGCGATGAAGGCCAACAAAGATCCACTGGCCCACAGATAGATCGCAGCTTCGGATTTGCCCGTCAATTTCAACAGCCTTCTTTTATCAATCCTTTCATGGGTGGCTATGGATTCGGCCAACCCTTTGGTGGATTTGGTGGCGGCTTTGGCGGTGGATTCGGCAATAGCTTTGGTGGACTCGGTAGCAGTTTCGGTATGGGATTGGGTAGTTTGTTTGGCGGCTATAGCCCCATGCCGTTTGGTGGATACCAGTCCTACCAGCCCCCACAACAACAGTTTAACTATCAGCCTCCCCGGCAGCAGGGACCGGGCAATGCTTATGTTCAGCCTTTGATGGGCCGTCCTCAGACACCAAGCGGTAACGATGACACCATGACCATTGGCGGTGGCGGTGGTATTAATTTGTGGAATCAAAATCAATACTTTGAACCACAAACCATTGGAATCGGTGGTAGCCCTGAATTTGAAAGAATGCGCCGCGAAAGTTCATTAAGGCAATTTCAAGAACGACAAACCGGCGGCGGCAAGCCCGCACCCGACATGGGCGGGCAAGTGATTCCGCCGATGCAGTCTCCTGCTCAGTCTTCTTTTGACAGTCGGCAAAGAAACATCGCTCTTCAGCAATTAGCGGCTAAAGAAGGGTGGAGTCAGCCAATGTACAGTATGCAACTGATTAGTCCAGAACAGTCAGCGGCAAGAGATGCAAGGGATGCAGAAGCGGCGGCTAACTTCTTAAAAGAAAAAGGAGTTCAGTACGATGATCCTAAGTTGCAAGATTTTTATCAAAGTTTGTTTGGGCAACAAACTAACAATGCTCCCGCTGCTCCGGTTAAGCGAGATCCCAATCTTCAGTATTTTGATTCTTCCGTTGTAGGAAGTTTTCCTGCTATGCCAATAGGAAGTGGACGAGATCAGTTCTCCATTAATCCTTATGATCAACAGCAAGCCCAAATGGCTGCAATGCGAAGCATTTCTCCGAGTCCTTATTTAAACATGGGCGGACTTGGATCGTTCTTTGGCGGCGGTGGGTTTAGGTACTAATGAACTTTGAAATCTCATTGGTCCCCTACGGAAAGATCAGCTATGTGATCCCCGCTCTGATGCGTTATTTAAACGAATCAGAGTTTTGGGCCATGGGTCGAGCGAGCATTGATGACATTGTCCGGTTTGCATTGACCGGACAGATGCAACTGTGGGCCGTGTATGACGTTGACACCAACGACATCCATGGTTTTGTGATGACAGAAATCAAGCAATATCCACAGAAGAAAATGTTTGTGGTTCAGTACTGTGCGATGACACCGAACCACATGAAACATATTGAGGACAAGATGCACATGACAGCCGATCAGTTTGCAAAAGAATCAGGCTGTAAAGGTATCGAGTTCTTCGGTCGCCCCGGGTGGGAGCCGCATGTCAAGAAGCAAGGATATTCAGTAAAAACAGTAGTTTACGAAAAGCATTTTGACGAGGTCTCAACATGAGCAGCGGCGGCGGTGGTGGCGGTGGTCCACAACAAGTTACTTCCACAGTAACCCAGAGCAATCTCCCGGCTTACGTTCAGCCGTACTTCGAGCAGGTCCTGCAACGGGGCCTCTTTGAGAGTGCGCGTCCGTATCAGCCTTATAGCGGTCAGCGTCTGGCGCAGTTTTCTCCTGAGGAAACCTACGCTCAGCAAAACATCATGGGCCTACAACGCCCTGAGCAAGTGGGCATGGCGAGTGATATCGCGGCCCGGGTGGGTTATGCGGGGATGCCATCTGGCATGGACATCGCAGGGCAGTTCCAACCGGGAGCGGTGACGCCCACCTATCAGGCGACTCAGTTCCAAACCGGATATACGCCCGGACAATTCCAGCCGGGGTTCCAAGCGCAAAACTTCCAGAACCAATATCAGGCAGGGACGATTACCCCGGGATACCAAGCCGGTACGTTTACACCCGGCTATCAGGCAGGAACCTTGGGTGAACGCTTCGAGGCGGGGTCTTTAGCGGCTCCCGGAGCTATTGAGTCCTACATGTCGCCTTATCAGCAGGCTGTAACGGATGTTCAAAAGCGGGAAGCGGTTCGTGCGTCAGAGTTACAGCGTCCCACTATGGGCGCAGAAGCTGCCCGTGCCGGGGCCTTAGGTGGCACCCGTTCTGCGCTTCTCGAAGCTGAGCGTCAACGGAACTTGGGTCAACAGTTAGGTGACATCCAAGCCCGTGGATCACAGGCGGCATTTGAACAAGCTCGCGCAGGGTTCGAAGCAGATCGCGCAGCCCGTCTCCAACAGGCTCAGTTTGGTTTAGGAGCATTCCAAGCACAGGAAGCGGCTCGTCAACAAGCAGGTGCCATGAACTTCCAAGCCCAGCAGGCGGGAGAGCAAGCGCGTCAACGTGCCGCAGAGATGGGCATGACCGCTCAACAGCAGAACGAAGCGGCTCGTCAAGCACAAGAGCAGTTCCGTCAAAGCGCCTTTCAGATGGGCGGTCAAGAGCGTCAGTTCGCGGCCAACATCGCAATGCAAGCTCAACAGGCCGGGGAACAAGCCCGACAGAGAGCGGCAGAGATGGGTCTTTCGGCGCAGCAGCAGACCGATGCAGCCCGTCAAGCTCAGCAACAGTTCCAGATGCAGGCTCAGCAATTCAACATCGAACAGCAGCGCCAGAGGGCGTTGTTGGGATTGGAAGGACTGGCCGCAGATCGTGCAGGGATGGCCCAGCGATTGGCGGCTGCGGAACTTCTGGGTGGCTTGGGCGGAAGACAGCAGGAGATGGACCTTCAACGCCTTGGCGCGCAGATGGGTGTGGGCGGAGAACGTCGAGGTCTCATGCAGCGTGGCTTGGATATCGGCTACGAAGACTTCTTGCGTCAACAGGCTTATGGACGGGAACAGTTGGGTTACCTCAGCAATCTCTTGCAAGGTGTTCCGATTCAACCCGGCAGCACCGTCTCCACATTTGGTAGAGTTCCGTCAGCCGGAGAACAAGTTCTTGGCGGTGGCTTAGGAGCCTTGGGTCTCTATCAAGCCTTCGGCGGAGGCAGGGGTTAAACGATGAACATTCTCGAAGCAGAGGACATGGTCAAAGGACTGCCCGATGAAGTCCTTTTCCAATACGCCCAAAATCCTCCTCCCCAGATCCCTCAGTATCTAACGATCTCTGAGGTCCAGCGCCGTCAGGACATGCGTCAGCGGTTCCAAGCCCAACAACAGGGGGCGGAACCCACCATTAAGGACAAGGTTCTACAAGGCGGTATCGCTGCTGCGGGGGGTCCTCCTCCGGGTGGAGCGCCTCCGGGTGCAGCCCCTCCGGGTGCGCCAATGCAGCAACCGATGACCGGTGCGCCGATGCCTCCCATGAGCATGGCTCAGGGTGGACTCACCCCCGGTGGCATCGTTCGTATGCAAACTGGAAGAACGGTTCCGGGAATGACTTACCCGGGCGTCATGTCTGGGCAAGGCGATCCCATTAGGCAACTAGAGTTAATACGTCAACAGGCTTTGATAAACGGCGACACGGAAACTGCAAAAGCCGCTTCGGAGCAACTAAGTGCGTTGATGCTTGAAAATACTGGCCCTTTTTCTCCGATAGAAAACTGGAGATCAATAGGCGCTGCATTTAGGTTGATGAATCAAGGAACCACTGGTCGTGGATTTAGGGATACGGCAACGAGTTTAATCAACCCAGAAGGCTCTCCTGCGGAAAGTTCGTCTGCTGCGGTTAGTCAGCAAGGACCATCCGCTCCTTCTGAAAGACAAATTCAAAACATCCTTAAAAAGGGGCCGTTTGCAAGAACGCCAGAAGAAAACGAAATGCTTCGTGCTGCGGGTTATACCTTAACTCGACGCCAACAAGATCCTGAAAGGGCAACCCCATTATTTGGGATGTCCACAAGCCAGTTAAACGCTGCACTTGCATCACCCTTCATACGCTCAAGGATTACCGATGGCGCGTATCGTTTAAGTGATGAGCAAATTGCGAATGACCCGAGAACGGGTGCATTAAACGAACGCATTTATAGGGCATTAGGGGGTACTCAATACACCCCGCCAACGGCAACTCCTCCCCCTATGGAAGCCGCAGTGGCGCAGTCTGCTGGACCAACAGTTCAACAAGATATCCCGGCAAACTTTGATTTCTTAGCTGCGAATCGTGCGGCTATGACAGATCAAAATTTACCAACGATTATGCCGAGAGTTCCCCGGGATAGTGCGGGTAACATTGCCAGCAATGTACCGCCAGCTAATCGGCAAGCTGTCTCTGATGTTCCCCCGGGAGGGATTGCCGATGCCGGTGAGGCATTGGGGACCCTCCCTCCGGATGCCACCCCACGCCCTTCAGGCATGTCTTTCGAATCTCTTTTGAGTGGCGCTCTTAGACGAGAGCGGTCGCCAGAGATGCAGCAGTTCATGGACATGCAAAGGCAAATCATGGAACAAGGGATACCGAAACCTGTTGACCTTTCTCCGTTCATTCAGTCTGCACAACAGCGTCAACAAGAAGCCAGAGATGAAGCTCGCCGTATGGCGATTGCTGGAACCTTGATGAACCTTGGTTCGGGGGTGATGAGTGGGGACGCTGCGGAAGGATTAAGGCGGGCTACCCAAACTGCCATGGGAACCTTAGCAGAGGGCCGTAGAGAGGCCGCTGTCGAGGGCCGCACCGCTGAACAGTTGCAGTTGCAAGCCGCTCAGCAAGAGCGTCAAAGCGCCATAGACGCAATGAGGTTGAGGAGTGAAACCCTTGGCAACATTGCCAACATTGTTTCTGGTGAAGACAAGGCCAGCCGTAGCGATCAATTGGCTGCTGCCCAAATTATGGCGACTTATCAAACGGCATTGGCTAGAGAGAATCGGGAGAATGCGCGTCAAGGAAGGACAGACGCTAACTCCATGAGAGCCGCAAGAACCAGCGCATTGCAGCAAGCCTCGCAGTATTTGAGATCCTATCTTGAATCAACGGGCGAAGAAGTTTCTGATGAGGAATTTGCAAGAAGGGTTCGTGATATGGCAATGATGCTTGAGCCAGAATCATTTGCTGTGAACACAGGTGGAGGCCGCGCTAACGCCAGCAGATTTACAGTCACCGAAGTTAACAGAGGGCAGTAACGGTGCCTACTTATCGCGTTACTGACTCTGTCTCCGGGGTAACGCTTGATTTGACGGGCGATTCACCTCCGACTGATGTCGAACTATCTGAAATCTTTAGTCAATACAAACAGCCCACTCCGGAACCAACCCCTGAGCCTGTCGAAGATCAATCGATCTTTAGATCGGTAGCCGATGTTCCCTTGCAGTTTGCAACGGGTGTCTCTCAAGGCGTTCGATTTATTTCGGATGCCTTTGGTGCAGACAATGCGGTCTCTCAAAACCTGCGTGGTGTTGAAGATTACCTTGGTAGTTTGCTCAGCGCACAGGCAAAGAACGACAGAGAAGAAGTTGCCCGCATCTTCCAAGATGCCCAAGACAAGGGGCTTGGCGAACGATTGGCCGCAGGTCTTCGGGCATTAGCGGTATCGCCTGTTGATTTCATTGCACAAGGTTTAGGTACAGCCGTTCCCACCATCGCAGGTGGATTGGCGGGTGCCGCTCTTCGAGGGGGAACCTTGGCCGCTCGGGCAGCAACCGCTGCGAAAGTCGGTACGGGTATCGGTGTTGTCGGTGGCGCAGGTCTTACCAAAAGCACCATCTATGATGAAGTTAAAAACGAACTCGAAGCATTGGATCTTCCAGAGGAAGTGGTCGAAGAACGCGCTCGACTGGCTCAGGAATACGGCGGTGAGAATCTAGATCAGATCCTGCTCGGCGCAGGCTTGGGTGGATTGGCGGCGGGAACCGGTATCGAAAAGGTACTGGCGAGTCGCATCCTCAAGAATGCAGGTGCCAGAACCACAGGCGCATTAGCAGCTACCAAAGCAGCAGCGTTTACGGGTGCCAAAGAAGCGGTCCCTGAATTCATTCAGGCGGCACAGGAACAAATGGCAGGCAATATTGCCCTGCAAAGAGAAGGCTTCGAAGACATCCCCACCATGCGGGGTGTGGCTGAAGCGGCGGCATTGGAAGGTTCAGTTGGATTCTTGATTGGTGCGGGTATCGGCGGCATTGATGCAGCGGTTTCCCCTCAACAACGATCCCGATACGATGCTGCCCGCGCCAGTATTACCAACGAAGTAGATCGGGAAAGAGAACTCGCGCTTCGTTTAGAAGCTGATCAAGCCGCTCAACGGTTCATGGATTCTTTGGCCGCAGACAATGCTCGTCGCGCTCAAGGACAGGCTGATCAAGTCAACATTGATGCGGAAGCTGCCAATGCTCGCGCTGCGGCGAGTAACATTGCACCGCCGACACAGGATGAGGTGAATGCCTTAGCGACCCCGTTTAAAGGCGCTGATGTTTCCGGCGATGTCCAGTTTGGTATTTCCTATGGACAAAAGATTGCCCGGGAACTAGGGGATTATTTCCCGAACTTCGGACAGTTCTCGGTCAGACAGGGAGAAGTCCAAGGGGATGGCACCTATGGCCCTGAAGGCAGAGCGATTTCTCTCGGAACCCCCACCTTCGAGGTGATCGATAGCGAAGGTAAGCGATACGGCCAGCCTCTTCAGACCTTCGAGCAGGCCAATGCCACAGCTTTAAGTTTAAACAAAGAAGTTATCAACCAGAATGTTCGAGGGGCGATCCGTAATTCTCTGGATATTTCTCCTCAACCTTATGATCCGGACACCACCCAGCGTCTATTCACCTACGGATACCGCACCCTTAATCCAGAAGCAAATACCTTTTCCACCGTCGCCATCAACGAAGCAGCCAAGACCACCGGTCCTGAGTATGCCGAGGGTTTGAGTTGGAGACAGGTCGAAGCATTACCGCAAGCGAAAGATCGTCGAGGCCGGGTGATTGGATACGAGTTCCGACCGGAAGGCGCTGCGGAAGGACAGCCTCCTCGCATCATCAAGGGGTTGACCAAAGCTCAGGAAATCAACAAAGCCCGTTCTCAGGAAGGTAAGCCTGAAAGCAGTGTGTTCTCTTTGCAGGAAACCAAGTCTGCACTGGGTAAAAGTTTTGCGGCCATCACCAAGGATGTACCGATTGATCCTGCTATTGGTAAACAAGGGGCGATCAATCAGATCAGGGATCTGATCCGTTCCAAGAACATCACTTCCGATATCGCTTCCCCTGAGATCAATGCCCTTGCCAAAAACCTCACGGGCAAAGACTCCGTTCAGGACATGGACTACGGGGACATCCGTCTCTTCTACAAGAAGTTGGCACCGCTCCCCCGATTCGAAAGGGAAACCCAGCTTCCGGTCTTTGAGTTTAAACCTTACAGCCGGGAGAACTTTGTCCGGGCGTCTAAGTTTATTCAGACCGCCAATGCTCAGGGTCAGAAGCCTACCCGCGATCAGATCATCGAAGCAGCAGGATTATCCAAAGAAGATCCGAAGATCGATGAGAAGATCTCGACACTACAAACCGACCTGTCTAAGCAGGGCGTTAAGAATACGCCTCAGAAGCCGGTAACGCCTGCTAGGGAACCTCTCGCTCTGCCTGCCCCTCCCGGTCAGGCTATCGACCTACAGTCCCTCAGAGACGCTCTCCGTGCGAAGCTCAAAGGATTTGGATTGAACGACATCCAACTCTCCCTTGAACGCAATCTCATTACCCCGACAGGGGAAATCATGGGGCCTGAGAGTGAAGGCTTCTTTTTGCCTGCCATGCGTCAAATCTTTTTGGCGGTGGACCGGGTTGATCCCGATGGATCGCTGACCCCAGAGCAGCGTTTAAATGCATTAGCAGAGATACTGGATCATGAAGTGATCCATGCGGCTCGGCTGTTAGATCTGTGGACTGAGAGCGAGTGGTCCACCCTTGAGAAGGCGGCATCACGCACCTTGAAGCCGGGGACTAACCAGACCTATCTGCAAATCGCCCAGCAGAATTACCCAGACCAGAACCCTGTGGTGCAGATGGAAGAGGCTATCGCGGAAATGTTCCGTGATTACTCGGCCAAGCGTCTCAAGATTTCGGGTAAACCTCAGAACTTGTTGCAGCGTCTTGCTCAGTTCTTCGAGAGATTGAAATCGGCTTTGGCCGGAACTGGGTTCCAGACCTACAGCGATGTGTTTAACCGTCTCCAGACAGGTGCTTTGGGCGGTCGTCAGCGCGGGGAAGTGCGTACCCTCAGGGCAACAGAAGAATCTGTGGCTCAGACGGGCAGGATTCCAGAAAGACTGCGCGACATTCTGAGGACACCTCAAGGCAGAACACAGTACCGAACGGATGCGATTCGGAACATGATCAGCCGGTTGTCACCGCAAGCCTCTCCCCCTGCCGCAAACTTTGCTCGGGTAGAAGCCATCAGAGAATCACGGCGGGCAACAGATCCTGTACCGGCTACCATCAGGGTGGGCGATCAAGAGTTCCCGACAACGGATTCGCAAGGGCGTTTAATCTATTCCGGTTATGAAGGACCTGAAGTCTTTGGCATCGAGACTCGTCCGACAATGGAAGGCTTGCGGAACTTCTGGCGCTGGTTTGGTAATAGCAAAGCGGTCAACCGAGATGGCCGTCCGTCTGTGTACTACCACGGAACTGCCGCTGACATTACAGCATTCCGCCCGAAGCAAGCAGGATCTGTATTCATTACTAAAAGCCCTAGCTTTGCTAATGAATTTTCTGGCATGTCTGAAGCCTACATGCTCAGGAACTTCACTGACTTTATGTCCGATCAACAAGTGCTAGATGTCTTGAATGAAACTTTAAAAAATCCAAGTTCATTCCCTGTTAGATCTAAAGAGGTAAAGCCTAAAGCCAAACCAGATGCAAAGGCTGCTCAACAGCCTAGCAAGATTAACTTGGGTACCTATGAAAATGTTTTGAAATTACGAGATTCAGTAGAAAGGAGCGTGCTATCGGGTAAACCGATTAGCAACAAAGTTATTTCAGATTTAAAATATATCGCCAAAGAAGGCCGAAACATTCGGCTTGGAATGAATATTCAAGATCGTATGCCTTCTGCGGCGAATATTGTTCCTGTATATGTCAAGGCAGAGAATCCGTTCGATTATCAAAATCGGGATCAGGTCTATAAAGTTTTAGAAAAAGCAGATGATTTTTCCGCTACCCCTATCGGCGCAATTGAAGAGGAAGCTCTTTTAGTTGGAGACTGGGAGATCATTGAAACACCGGCTATCTTGCAGGCAATTAAATCTCTTGGCTTTGACTCCATGTATGTGGAGGAAGCAGGCCAAAAGAACTTGGCAGTGTTTGATCCGAATCAGGTTAAGTCTGCTATCGGGAACAACGGTGACTTCGGTCCAGCCCTGAGCATTCGGGAGTCGCGTGTTCGCAATCCGCAAATTGACACGCCTGAGTTCCAACAAGCCTTTAGGGGTAGCAAAGCGGTTGATGAAACTGGAGAACCACAGATTTTTTACCATGGCGCTACAAGAGACATTGATGTATTTAGACCAAAGCCGGGTAGAAAACTAATCTTTACTTCTCCAGATCCTAATTTTGCATCTCGTTATGCTGCGAATAATATGCTTTTCCTTCCGCCACCACGAGACATGCAAGATGTTGACTGGGCAGAAAGGCAGATAGCAAATGCACAATTTGGTGATCGGACCAGAGCGCCTATTGTTTATCCGCTTTATGTTATTGCCAAGAATCCTTTCGACTTCCAAAACAAGTCTCACATTGCTCAACTGGAAAAAGATCTTCCTAAGTTTCTTTCCAGATCAACCCCTTCAAGGGGGCCATATACAAGAGCAGAAATAAGAAAGACCATCGATGAAATAAAGAAAGGTCGATGGGGATATATTGAAGATGTTGCAGAAAACACGGACTTCTTTGAAAGGTCTGGTTACGATTCTATTTATGTAGAAGAAGCTGGCGTTAGAAACCTTGCCGTCTTCAGTCCGAATCAACTTAAGTCTGCTGTAGGCAATGTCGGTGCATTCGACATAACAAGGCCAAGTATTCGGGAGTCGCGTAGAAGGCCGCAACAAATTTTGTTCGAGGTCGCGCCTGATCCCAATAACGAGCCGCTAACAGAAGCGTGGCGTAACCTTGATGCTGATGTGCGTTTAAATATCAGCGAGCGTGTTGCGCGAGATATTGTTCCCAGAGTATTGACCGCTTCGAATGCAAGAGGATCGGTAGTCAGTCAGGTAGGCAGTTACCTTGACGATACCAATCCTTCATTCGCATTGATGCTTGAGCGTGGAGATCCCTTGGACATTGCAAAGTCCATTGGCTTTGCTCTGTCTCAAGATTCCATGATGGTGGTTTCACCAAGGTCATTTAGAGGCGGTGACATTGTTCAGTCTGTCACCGTAGAAGTTGGCGATAGAACTCCTCAAGAAATAGCAGATATCTACAATTCTTTGAGAGAGATCGAAGTCGATGGCAGCAAACCTGTTGGCGGACAAACTTTCGCCAATGGGTCAATGACCATCCTCAACTATTCAGATGTACCAACAAGTACACTTGCAGACCTGATAGACAATAAACTTAATAACGAGTATGATGTACTTGTTACTGACATTTATTCTGCATTCCCAGAGAAAAAGGATTACGACTATGCCAGTCCGACAGATGACGGAACAGGAGAAAGAGCGGATCTTCGGAAACGGCTTCGTGATATTCGGGCAGAAGCGACCGATGCCGTCCAAAGAGAAATCCAAGGACTCCGAGCCGAAGGTCGAACAGCCGCCCCAGAAGCCGCAGCGTTAACGACTCCTCGCCGTGAGGCGAGACGGGTTCCGCGATCTACGGTCAGCATCTTTGAGATGCCGACTGAACAAGCCAGATTAGAACTCGGGCTTGCCCCGGGTAGGAATTTAACTCGGCTTGTTGGCGAGCGTTTAAATGAACGCACGCAAAACGAATTCGGCAAGATCAGCGACAAAGACACTAGCGATCAAGCGTCACGACAAATCGCAGACGCGATGGTCAGTGAAGTACTGCTTCAGTTGCAGACAACCGCTGAGACAGGCACGGGCATTGGCTGGTATTCCAATAACTATCCCCGCGCATTGGCGCGTTTGGCGAAGAGGTTCCCCGAACTCGCAACTGATCCCAACGCTCGTTCATTGTTCACCGCTATCGTTGCCATCACTTCCAATGGTGAGGATGTCAACCAGAACATTTCGAATGCGATTTCGATTTACACCGAAGCCAGAACAGGGCGACGGCTTTCTGAGTTAGCTGTTGGTACTCGACGTTCTGATTCTTTGCAAAACAATCTAGAGGTTCTTGAAGAACTTATAGATATACACGGCATGGAAGGATTCGCTCCTGCCCTCTTAAAAGAGATGTCGGTTAAAGACATCAACGCAGAGCTTCGAAGATTAGGCAAAAAGCCTGAGTCTAATTACACCGCAGAAACCATCATGCCGAGGTCTGCTTTGTACTTCGGTCCGAAGCTGGGTGCGTTCTATGCCAACCTGATGGGTTCAGAAGGCTACCTCACCATGGACTTGTGGTGGAGCCGCATGTTTAACCGCATGCGTGGAACGCTGGTTCCAAAGCCTACGCCGTCTTCGATCAAGAGAGTGCGAGAGATGCTGGTATCCATAGGCGTACTTCCGCCGTCATGGGTACAAGGAATTGTTCAGCCCACTGATGAAGATGTGATTGATGCGGCAGTTCCATTCTGGGAATCTGCCAAAGAAAAAGAATACAAGAACATGACGGAACTTGAGACAGCGGCTAACACGCTGATCAAGGCCGCAAGATTAGAACTGGAAGAAGCCCCGTTCCGTGCGTCGGATCGTAGCTTCATGATCAAGACAACGAGACTTGCCCAAGATATATTGCGTGATCAAGGTATTGACCTTTCGTTAGCAGACATACAAGCTGCGTTGTGGTACTACGAGAAGAGGCTATATGCAAAACTCACGGGCAGAGAAAGAGACGCTATCGGATACGAGGAAGCCATCCTCCGAGAGTCGGAGAGTGCTAGACCCGAACGATCCCCTGCACGATTCTATCGAGGACGTACTAGCAGGATTGTCCCCGAGAGAGAGGGTGAGGCGGATCGAAGAATTGTTTCCACTGAAGAACCGGTAATCCGTGCAGCGCGTCGAGCGCCACCTCCTGTTACCGCCGCTCCGCAACAGCCGGGGCCTGCGGTTGACACTGATACTACCGGTGCCGCAGAGGCTTTAAACGAAGGACAGCCTGTCAATTCGATGGGTGTCGCCATCGGTCCAGTGATTGGCGACACGGAACCCGATGGGACCGTAGACATTTCTCGCGCCCGTATTGCACCGATCACCCGAAGATTGGTCTCGCAATTGATTCAGTCTGCGCCAGACAAACTTCGTGCAGGCTTTGGGTTAGATGATTTGGCGAACCGTATCGAAAACTATTACGACGGCTACGCTGCCAAACTTGGTATCGTCAACAACCTGATCCGCAATGCCTATCGGAACATTCGTTTGGGTGGCAGAGATGCAGCCATGGAAACCTTTGAACGCTACATGCGGGCGAGGGAAAACAAGAAGCCCAATGAAGCGATGGCGATCCTCAACAATGCCAGCGAAAGCGAACGGCAGTTGATTGATGCATGGACTCAGATCTCTAATGAGACGGGCAACATCAACAAGAATGTGCGTACCCCTGATGGCGAACCCATGAAGGTGTATGACGCCAAGTTAAATGATGGCAAGGGTGGATGGAGACCGATTGGAACGGTCACCGCATTCTTCCCACGCACCCTTCGCAGGGAAGTGATGGAGGTCATGAAGAACCCTGACCTTGATCCTGAGTTGTGGCAGTCTCTGCTTGATTCATTGGTTCAGTCTGGCCGAGAAGACATCAAGAACCCTGCGGATGCCGAGAAGTATTTGCTCCGCGAATGGTTCTCAGATGAAATCAAAAATGATTACTTTGCCGGTGTCGAGAAGGCGCGAACGGAACCGTTGCCTGAGATCTTCTATGATTACTCATGGGATGCCGCTACCCGCTATTTAAACAAGTGGGCAAGACGTACTTCCCAGATCGAGAACTTCGGTCAGGAACTTGGTCAGTTCAAGAAAGAATGGTTCGGTGCCAACCTCCCGAAGATTCGGGATCAAGAAACCCAGAACTATGTCAACACCATTCGGGAGCGGATCTACGAGATCGAACCCTTCGACACCCTGTCGAACATGGCGAACTGGTTAAACTCTCTGGCAACGGCAACCCAACTGGGTAACCCCATCAGCGCCAGCCTTAACTTGTTCGGCGGAACCATTGCGAACATCCAAGAGTTTGGGATTCGTGCAGTGGCGAAGTCGTACCTTGATCTACTCACTGACTGGCGAAAGATTCAGGAAGAAGGCACAAGCCTTGGTATCCTGAACAAAGACTTCATGAACATCCTTCGAGACCATGTCGAGATGGACGCCGACAAATACTTCTCAAAGGAACAGAGAATCTCCCAGTCCTTGGCTCGATTCGCCAACACCGCATTGACCTTCGGTGGATTCAATGCCGCAGAAAATGTGGTGCGTTCATCAGCCATGTTGGCGGCAAGAGCAAGACTCAATACCTTCCTCAAGAAAGTGAACGACAGTCCTGATTCTGCGAACGTCAAGAAGTTCAATGCATGGGCAAAACGAGAGAACCTCAATGTCGAGGCATTGATTCTAGAGAACGGCAGCGGCAGAGAGACTGAGAAGTACATGCGTCGTGCGGTGAACATCCCGCAGGGTTCCTATCAGATCGACATGACTCCGGTGTTCATTGACACCACCGCAGGCCGCTTCTTCTTCAAGTACCAGAAGTTCGGCACCCAGATCAATCGGTTCTTCTACAACCATTTCTTGAAGCCCATCCTCACTGAGGAGGGCCGTCGCGGCAGAAACATTCTCAGAGCATTAGGCTTTGTGGGAACAGCCATTGTCGGTGGTGGTGCCATCCTTGCGATTCGAGAAGCCTTTGGATACGGAGATCCGGGTCCAGACTTAGACGAACTCGACGAGGCATTGAAAAACGAAGACACCGCTAGAGCATGGGCATTGATCCTGTCTCGGTCGATGGAAAACATCATGGCCGCAGGTAGCTTTGGTTTCTTTGCGAACTACGCTCAGTTCGCGAAAGACTGGCAGGACCAGCAGCGTGTTAAGAATCCCATGAGTCCTCCGGGATTGGCCTCTGTCGATGCGGTCATCGATGTGTTTAACCGCCTTCGAGATCAGAAGACTATCACGGCTCGCGACTTAGACGAGATTGCGGAAACCACCATGTCGTTCTATCGCGCTAACAAACGAATCGGTTTGGCGGTGATGGATGAAATGGGATCGGATGCGAAGGAAGTGGAACGGTTCGCTGCGTTCCGTGATCTGCGCGAAGTTCGAGAGTACGGTCGCCGGTTCAGCGATGAGATGGGGATAGAGTTTAAACGATCTACTGCCCCCGGGTCTCCCATTCGCACTGAGATGACGCCGGTCAACAAAGCCATCACGGATGCCTTGCATGTGGGGGATGCTGCCGCAGCACGGATCATCATGCGGGAGGCCATCATGGGGGTTCCCCCGAAGGAACGTCAGCGGGTTCGACAGAGCATTCAGTCTTCCATCCGCAATCGTCAGCCGCTTCAGATTGGGGGCAATGCCCCGAGCAAGGAAGAGCGAATCTTGTTTATGCGTTGGGCGAAACAGAATCTGCCGAAGGAGAAAGTGGATTTGATTCTCCGAGCAGACCGTGAATACCGCCGTGCCGCAGCACGAATCGGTATGGGCATCAGTTGATGGCGCGGGACAAACAGGCCAGTGACTATTTGGGTAAGGTCAAAGCTCTCCCCTGTGTCCTCTGTAGCCTTCTAGGACAGCCTCAGAGCGACGTCACAGAGGCCCACCATATCCGCACAGGGCATGGACTCGGCGACCGCGCCAGTGACTTCCTAACCGTTGCACTCTGTGTGGAATGTCATCGGGGTAATCATGGGTTCCACGGAACCAAGGCTCTGATGAAGATTGCGAAGCTATCGGAACTGGATCTCTTGGCCGAGACGATCCGAATGTTGGATGAAAAAAGAGGGGAGTCACATTGACCCCCCTCAAGGTTTGAGTTTCACCAACTGACAGCAAACAGGAGAACGCCGTCAGGCTTTAGGGTATCAGTCCAGTTCTGTCCATTCAACACCCCGCTCTGCTCCGAAGTGGTAGATGAGTTCGATCAAGTCCGAGAGTTCTTCCTTGGACATACCGGAGGTGGGTTCCCCCAGAAAGACCATGCCCCCATCGATTCCCGGAACCATCCTCTGCTTGCGTAGGGCGGCAGTGAAGATCCATTTCCAATCGTTCTTGGATAGCTTCTGATCGAACCATTCGACCTGTTTCGAGATATCACTGAGCAACGCCCACATCAAAGCGTTCTGACCGACACTGCGCCGGTTCTGTTTGACAATCCTGCCAATGATCGCTTCGAGTTCAGGGTTCATGGACTAAAGGTTTCGAGAATAGAAACCTCAATGACCTTATCTGTCGGCACCACATAGAACCTACACCCAGTTCGGGCGGTGACCTGAACAATGGAATAGCTGATCTTATCTTTTTGTGTGAGGAACTGTGCCTCTTCCAAAGCATAGTCCACTTCCGTAAACGAGGGGGTGTTATCAAAGTTCATTTATTTCTCCTGTTAGGTTTCTTACTTTTCAACTCAGCCACTTCTTCTCTAAGAGATCGTATTTCATTGGCGCATCTCTTTAGCAGTTCGCTGATGACAATGTACTCAAGCTCGGTAGTGATGGCATTGACATCATCGGCGGCTTCTTCGACCCAAGATAATACTTCAAGGATATCTTCCCGTTGCCAGTTCATCTTGAGTTTTTCCGCTCATCCATCATCTTCTGCCAGTACTTATTGTTTAAAGCAATTTCATCACGCATGGATTCGATGGTGCGATTGAGACTTTCAATCTCTCTCATGTATATCCTGATGCGATCACGCAGATCCCGAATCTCTTTTTGATATTCGCTGACGGTATGGGATCTGGCATCCCATTCCTTTTCCCAAGATCCCGGTGGGCTTTCTTTATCAATGAGCATTGGCAAACTCCTTACGGGTTTCCTCCCGTGTCAACCACATGAGTTTCGCAATCAGCATTTGTTCTGTTCGTTCCTGAGGGGGCCTTTGATCAAAGGACTCGGCCATCCCTTTGATGATGTCCCAGTCCACAAATTCTAAGTTGCCGGTTTCCCCGATCTTGCACCAGACTTTTTCTTTCGAGTCAGGCTGCGGGACATCTAAGTAAGACACATCTTCTTCATTCATAACTGAGCCTCTTTGCGTATTGGATCCATTCATCACCGTACTCCACATGCAGATAGTCCCTGAACCAAGG